CTACATCGCACGCAAGGTGGGAGATGCGGTCCGGCATCGGCGCAAGGCATGAAGCGTCCCCTTCGGGGGCGCAACAAAAAAGCGCCCCGAGAGGCGCTTGTCTGATGATCGAATGGCGGAGAGGGTGTCAGTTCCGCCGTTTTTCATGAGGATTCATAACACACAATTTACTCAATAGTTTCATGTAGATACGATTCATATCGATCCATAGTCATCCATATCTTTTCATTCGAGTATATGCTTAGCGCAATACTTAGAAAGAAAAGCCGCGATGGCAAAGCAGATCGAAAAGCTGACACCGGAGTTCGTCGCCGCCGTCGATAAGCCCGGCATGTATCCAGACGGCCTGGGGCTCTATCTTCAGGTCAGCAAATGGAACACCAAATCGTGGCTGTTCCGGTACTCGCGCAACTACAAGCTGCGCTCTCTCGGTCTTGGGGCGTGCCACACCATAACACTGTCTGAGGCGCGCAAGCGCGCCAAACAGGCCCGCCAGCAGCTTCTGGACGGCAATGATCCAATCGACGCCAAGCACGAGAAACGCCACCAGGTGATGGCCGACCGCGCCCGCATGATGACGTTTGACCAGTGTGCAACGGCATACATCGAGGCTCACCGGCACGGCTGGAAAAACGCCAAGCACGCCGACCAATGGACGGCGACGATCAACACCTACGCATCCCCAATCATCGGCGCGCTACCGGTTGCGAAGGTGGATACCGCCCTGGTGATGAAGGTGCTGCAGCCGATCTGGACCACGAAAACCGAGACCGCCACGCGCCTGCGGGGGCGCATCGAGTCCATTCTCGGGTGGGCGACCGTGAGCGGGTACCGCACCGGCGACAACCCAGCCCGCTGGCGCGATCATCTCGACAACCTGCTGCCAAGGCGCAGCAAGGTCAAGAAGGTGGAACATCACCCCGCCCTTCCCTACGCAGAAATGGGCGCATTCATCGCGGAGCTGCGGGGTCAGGCGGGTACCGCCGCGCTAGCGCTGGAGTTCACCATCCTGACCGCCACCCGTACCGGGGAAACTATCGGGGCCCGCTGGGAGGAGTTCGACACATCCGGCAAGACATGGACCATCCCGGCCGCACGCATGAAGGCCGAAAAGGAACATCGTGTCCCGCTGTGCGATCGCGCGCTAGCGATCCTGAAGGAGCTGCACAAACTGGGCGGCGAGTACGTGTTCCCAGGACTGAAGCCCGGCAAGCCACTATCCAACATGGCGATGCTGACCCTACTGAAACGCATGGGGCGCGGCGATCTGACCGTGCACGGCTTCCGCTCTACCTTCCGCGATTGGGCCGCCGAGCAGACCGCCTACCCACACGAAATGGCCGAAATGGCGCTGGCCCACACCATCGACAACAAGGTGGAGGCCGCGTATCGCCGCGGCGATCTGTTCAAGAAGCGCGTTCGAATGATGCAGGACTGGCAGGTGCACTGTGAGGCAGGCAAGTGAGTTTCCCCGCCCTGTTCACGTTCCTGCTACGCAAGGCGCTGGAGGAAACGAAATCCTACAGCTCCGCTGAAATTGAAGACCTGGTGCGCCAGGCTGAAAGCGCACTGCGCGCCAGGTGCGGCGGAAAATACCTCTACGTTCCGAATCCGAGTAAGGCCGCGGCGGTCGAGCGGAATGCAAAAATCGCGCGGGACCGTAGGAATGGCGTGTCCGTGCGGGACATCATGTCCAAGTACGGCCTGAGCAGGGCCGCCGTGTACAAGGTGCTGAAAGCCAGCGACATTCCTCGCCCAAAAAAGTAGACAACTGCTTTGCATCATTGCACCACCGTTTTTCACGGAGGTACACATGAATAAGCAAGCATTCACGATCGCGGAGTTTTGCGAGGCCTACAAAATCAGCCGGGGTCGCTTTCACGAGTTGGAAAAGGCCGGACTCGGCCCTAAGACGTACCGCATCGCTTCCCGCCCCTACGTCAGCCTGAGCGCCGCCCAGGAATGGCAGCGGCGCATGGAGGACGGCGCGGCTGAGAGCTTTAAGCCGTTTCCGGCAAAGACCCCCGGTCGTCGGGGACGTCGCAGCGAATCGAGCGGCGGTGCTCAATGACGCCGCCTAACATCGAGGCGAAGCCCGACCCTCACGCAGCCCCAGAGTTGATGTTCCTGCCGCTGCACCGGTCCGTTTCCGCGGCAATCATTGCCGACATGAACCGTACCGGCCACGGGAGGGTTTGCGGAGGCTGCGGCAAGCCGTTCAATGCGGCCCGCAAGCAAAGGGATGTCGGCCGCATCACGCAGTTTGCTGGTCTCAGCATCGTGTCGACAGCCTTTATCGTCTGTGGGCGCTGCTCCGCCGAGCTACGCCGCAATGGTGGCCAGCCGCCCGCCGCGATGGTTCAAGAGGCGCAAGAGGCGGGCCGCGCTGCTGGGCTCTTGTACCTCTCGGCAAGGGGGCGCGCGTGATTTCAGATCCTGCCGCTGCGTTGGCCGATGCCATGCGCGCTGCTGGGCTCGAGATCGCGAAGGGCGGCGTGGTTCTTGATGGCCGCATTCACCGATTCCGGGTGGCTTGCGATAAGGCTGGCAGCAAGAATGGCTGGTACGTTGGCCACCTGTCACCGGCCCCGGCTGCGGCCTTTGGAAGCTGGAAAACCGGCGAGTCCCACACCTGGCGCGCCGAGGTGCTGAAGATCATGAACCCGGCAGAGCTGGCGGAGCAGCGCCGACAGTTCGAGGCAGTGCGCCAGCAGCGCGCCGAGGAAGAAGCCAGGGTGCGCGGGGAAGCCAGAAGCAAGGCCGCTCGCCTATGGGGTATGACAAAGCCCGCGGAGGCCGCCCATCCGTATCTGGTGCGCAAGGGCGTGAAAGCGTGGGGCATTCGCCAGCTACGTGAAAGCCTGGTGATACCCGCGCGGGATGCGGCCGGCCAGCTGCACACCTTGCAGTTCATCGGCGCGGATGGCGGCAAGCGGTTCCTGACTGGTGGCCGAATACAGGGCTGCTACTGCGCAATCGGCAGACCTTCGGACACTGTGTTGCTGGCCGAAGGCTACGCCACCGCGGCGACCCTCTATGAGTCGACCGGGCACGCGACCGCCTGCGCGTTCAATGCCGGAAATCTCCTGCCCGTGGCGCGGGCCCTGCGGGCCAAATTTCCGAGGCTGCGCATCATCGTGTGCGCCGACAACGACACCCAGACCCCCGGAAATCCTGGCCTTACTAAGGCCTGGGAGGCCGCGCGCGCCATTCGTGGCTGGGTGGCTGCTCCAACTTTTACGAAAGCCGACGATGACCAAAAAGAGCGACTTTAACGACCTGGCCAGCGAGGCGGGGCACGAAGCCGTGCGCAAGACGGTGGAGGCTGCGCAGCAGGCCGCCGCGGCTGAAATGAGGCAATGGGAGGACCCGATGATGTTCAATCGGATCGATACACCGGAGCTTCCTGCCGAGCTTCTTCCTGGCGTGTTTGGTGAATACGCCCAGGCGCTGTCTGACGCACTGCAGACACCGCCGACGATGGCTGTGCTGTTCGAGCTGGCGGTGATGAGCCTATGCCTGCAACGCAAGGCAAGGGTTTCACCGTTCGGGGATGACTACAGCGAGCCCCTTAGCGTGTGGGCGGTGATCCTTGCCGACTCCGGTGAGCGTAAATCCGCGCTGATCCAGCGGCTGCTCAAGCCGGTGCTGTTGAAAGAGGCGAAGTTGGCCGAGGCGATGCGCGGCGAGATCGTCGAGCGCGACACGGTGCGCAAGATCGCCCAGCGGCGCGCGGAGAAGCTGCAGGCCGACGCGGCGAAAGAGGATAGCGCGGTACGCCGTGGCGAGATCGTGCGCGAGATAACCGAGCTGGCCGAACAGACGCCCGACGAGCTGCGGCCGCCGCGATTCTTCACGGGTGATGTAACGCCGGAGCGACTGCAGGCGATGCTGGTCGAGCACGGCGGGCGCATGGCGGTAATGAGCGACGAGGGCGGCATCTTTGCCGTGCTGGCAGGCCTCTACTCGGGCGGGGAGTCGGTCATCGACGTGGCGCTGCAGGCCTACAGCGGATCTCCGGTGCGCGTGGATCGCGGCAGCCGTACGGCCGTCATCGATCGGCCGGCGCTGGCCTTCGGATTGGGTATGCAGCCCGGTCTGCTGCAGGACATGGCCCCTGCTGCCAAGCGGAAGTTTCGAGCGTCAGGCGCATTCGCGCGCTTCTTCTTCGGCCTGCCAGCCTCCCGCATTGGAAAGCGCGACATGTCGCGGCGGGTGACGATCCAGGCTGACCTCGAGGCACGCTATCGCGGCGAGGTGCTGCGGCTCCTGGAGATCGAGCCGCGCACGGATGTTGCCGAGGGCGACGATGATGAACATGTGCTCCTGCTCTCCGACCAGGCTCGAGAGCTGTGGGTGGACTTCGCTCAGAAGATCGAAGGCGACCAGGCCGAAGGCGGTCCGCTTGAAGCGATGCGCGACTGGTGCGCCAAGCTGCCTGGCGGCGCGCTGAGGGTGGCCGGGCTGCTGCACATCGCGGCCCATGGCGGGGCGGAGGATGCCATCAGCGATGAAACCATGCAGCGGGCGATCGGGCTGTGCCTGCGGCTCATACGGCACGCGCAGGCCGTGTTCGACCTGATTGGTGCTGATGCTGCCACCGACGATGCTCGCGTGTGCTGGCGCTGGATCGAGCGCCAGGCACAGCCAGAGTTCATGCGCTCCGACCTGCATCGTGCCCACCACAGCAGGTTCGACAAGATAGACCGGCTGATAGCCGCGCTGGAAACACTCAAGACCCGCAACCTGATCACCGGCCCGCACAAGGGCACGGCTGCCGGTGGCCGTCCGCCGATCTATTACCGGGTCAACCCTCTTGCCATGAAGGTCGCTGGGTGATGGGTACTTTCGCGCCTTTTATGCCTGATTCCCTAGAATGTTTTTTAAGAGATTTTCTTTCTTTCTATATGAATCAAGGGGTTCAAGGCCAAGGCAGTACATCAGCAGGAATAAAGGGAATAAAGGGAATCAAGTACCTTTCGCACCTTTTTTCCCTTTATTCCCGTCCTGTGCGTGTTTGGGTGCGTCACGCAGGCTCGAGGTCGCTCCGCGATCGCGAAAGGGTCCTTCCCATCCGGGGCCCCCACGGTCAGCCAGACTCGCGGCGCTCGGCTACTGCCTGGGGATCTGCGGAGTTGACGCCTTGCCGGTTGACTGGAGTTGGCGATGTCTTATCGGTTGACTGGTTGGCTGCAGCTTGATGGGTCCTTCCTGGCCCACCTGCATACGGCGCCAAGGGACCGCGGGTTTTCTCTAGTTCTTTGAATGACAAGGGGTTTACTGACTATGCGAATCATTGGTCAACAAGGGATTGCCGACCTGTTCGGCGTATCCCGGGAGACGATCGACACCTGGCAGCAGCAAGGTCTGCCTGTCGCGGTGCGAGGTGGGCCTGGAGCGCCGAACGAATACGACTCCGAGCCGTGCATCCGCTGGCGCGTCGAGCGCGAGCTGCACAAGGTGCAGCCGAACACGCCCGCCAATCGTCTGGCGCTGGCGAAGGCTGAGGCCGTGGAAATGGACAACGCCGAGCGCCGCGGGCAGCTCATTCCTGCCGCGCTGCTCGAGCCCAAGCTGAAGGCCGCATTCGTGAATGCTCGCGAGAAGTGGCTGGAGGCGCAGCACCGCCTGGCGCGCGAGCTGCCGAACGACCTCGAGGCGCGCGAGGCGATGCTGCAGACCGAGTTCGAGGCGTTTCTGACCAGGCTTTCAGGCTGGTCGAACGAGCAAGAGATCGAGTCCGACGACGACTAAGAGCAGACGACCACATCAAACGAAAGGAGCATCACATGAGCATCGAAAAACTAGGCGTCCGCGTCGCAAACCCCGAGACGACGATCACACTGGAGGGCACGTCATACGCCGAGCTGGTGCTGTTCGAGCACCTGCGGGCCGAGAACCTGCTGCGGTGCATTCTCGCGCTGAACGTCGCCGCCCCGCACGGTGAGGACGAGCTGCTGGTGGAAGTGCAGACCCAGCTGCAGGGCATGGCGAACGCTTCGGCCGGCGTCCTGCAGGATCTGCTGCGCGTCGCCAGGGAGCAGGGCCTGCGGTTCGAGATCGCGCCGAAGGCTGGCGATCTGCACTGATCCCGCGCCCGCCTTTTTTTTGCTTGCAATGTTTTTTGGACCCGTTAGAATTTTGCGCATACGTTCGAGCTTTCAGAGCTTCGGCGTCTACCGGGTTCAATGGCTTCGCGCTTGCCTTGGGTTGACGCAGGGAATGCCGAAAGCGGGAGCACCCCACAACGCGGGTGTCTGGTCAGAGCGAGAGGCGCTGCCGAAATGGCAGGGTTTTTCAGTGGCCGGACACCCGCGTTTTCTTTTTGGGCCCGGCCGTGATTGGGGGGCACAAAATGCCTGAATTGCAATTTCGCGAGATCGAGTTCCGTGCGGCTGAAACGGCCGGCGATTCGATCCCCTGCACCGTCTCAAGCGAGGAACCTTGCGACCGTGGCGGTTACGTGGAGATTCTTTCTCACGACCCTACCCACGTAGACCTGCGCAGGGCCCCACTGCCGTTGATCGTGCAGCACGACCACCACCAGTTGAACATCGGCGTGGTGGAGGATCTGCGCATTGAGGGACGCAAACTCAAAGGGCTTGCCCGCTTCGGGTCCAGCGACCTGGCGCAGCAAATCCTCAAAGACGTGAAGGCCGGCATCGTCCGCAACCTAAGCGTTGGCTATCTGTTACTCGACACCATCAAGGAATCCGGCCGCACGGCTTACTTCTCCTGGCAGCCCTACGAAGCCAGCGTCGTGAGCGTGCCTGCAGATACGCAAGCCGGATTCTTTCGTTCTCATTCTTCCTCGAAAGGAAAAAACATGCCTGAAATCACCATCGAACCCAACGCTGCCGACCACATGACCCGTTCGCAGCGCCGCTCCTCCAACCAGGCTGCACTCGACGAGCGCGAGCGCGTGCAGGAAATCTCTGCCATGGGTCAGCAATTCAACTTGCAGAACGATGCGAATCGGGCCATCGCTGACGGGACCGCCGTGGATGACTTCCGCTCCGTTGTTATGTCCCGCCTCCGAGCTCAAGGCGGCAGCGGCATGCTGCGCCCTGCCGAGTCCCCCGACATCGGCCTCAGCCCGCGCGAAGCCGAGCAGTTCTCGTTCCAGCGCGCGATCCTCGCGCAGTTGGACCCCAACTATGCCCGACGTCAGGCTGGGTTCGAGTTGGAAGCCAGCCGTGCCGTCGCTGCGAAGCTTGGCAAAGAGCCGCAAGGCCTGTTCGTTCCGAATGAGGTGCTGCGCCACCAGCGCCACCAGCGCGACCTCGTTACGGGTACGCCAGGCACGGGCGGCTACCTGGTCGCAACCGAAGTGCAAGCCGCGAGCTTTATCGAGCTGCTGCGCGCACGCAGCCACGTCCTGACGCTGGGCGCTACCACGCTCGGCGGCCTGGTGGGCAATCTCAGCATTCCCAGCCAAACCGGTACAGCCACGGCGTACTGGCTCGCCGAGGGCAGCTCGCCGACCGAGAGCCAGCAGGCCTTTGGACAAGTCCCGCTCACGCCGAAGACCGTCGGCGCGTTCACCGACTTCAGCCGGCGCATGCTGCTGCAGGCGACCCCCGACATCGAGGCCATCATCCGTGCCGACCTGGCCGCGCTGATGGCCGTGGAAGTGGACCGCGCAGCCATTGCGGGCAGCGGGACCAACAACGAGCCGACCGGCATCCTCAATACCTCTGGCATCGGCTCTGTTGCGATCGGCGCGAACGGCGGCGCCGTGAGCTGGGCGCACGTTCTGCAGCTCGAGGAGGCGCTGGCCAACGCCAGCGCGGATATGGGCGCGATGGCGTATCTGACGAATGCCAAGGTGCGCCGCGCACTGAAGGGCACGACCAAGGTTTCCGGCGATGCTGGCGCAGGCTTCATCTGGTCCGATGAGGCGCGCGATGCCGATGGCTTCGGCTGGATGAACGGCTACAAGTCCGCGGTGAGCAGCAACGTGCCGAGCAACCTCACGAAGGGCACCGGAACCAACCTGTCCGCGATGATCTTCGGCAACTGGCAGGATCTGATGATCGGCCAGTGGGGCGGCCTTGATCTGCTGGTGGACAAGATCACGCTGGGCACCTCCGGTGGAACCCGCGTTATCGCGCTCCTCGACGTGGATGTGGCTGTGCGCCGCGCGGCCTCGTTTGCCGCGATCCTGGACGCCACGACGCTCTAAGAACAACCCGGGCACCGCGCGCCAACGAGACAGTTCGGCCATAGTTGGCGCGTCGGGTTGATGTCCGAGGGGCCTCTCCGCCCCCTTCATGGCCGGACACGGGGCCGGGCGATAGACCGGCAGGTGTGCCCCCCGATGCTCGCGTCAAAAAAACAGTGACACGGCGCACCACAGCCCCGCCTTCTGGCGGGGCTTTCTTTTTTGGAGGGTGTTTTTTCTGAGTTGCCCGGGTTAGGATGGCTGGCATCCGACACCCTGTTGGATGAGCGGGGCCGGCAAGTGGTGACACACTCGCCGACCCCTGACCACAACGTGAGATGGAGTCACATCATGGCTGCTGCCAATTCTACCTTTGCCGAGCGTTTGAACGAGGCTTTCGAACACCGCGGCATCACCGACCCCCAAGAGAGAATCAACCGCTTATCGGCGGCTACGGGGCGCAAGGCGCGTACGGTGGCGCGCTGGCTGAGCGGTGAGACCGTGCCGCGTGGCAGCACGGTCGACAATGACGTGAGATTGCGGATCGCTTTTGATCTTCTGCATGTCGACGCTCGTTGGCTGATTTGTGGTGAGGGGTAC